GAACTTGTCCTGCTTAGCCATTTGCCCTCCTGTAGTGGTGGAGCAGGAGTGGAGTCGCACCACTCGTACCTCGCTGACCTGGCATCGCCGTGATGGTCGTGCGAGCGTCTACGCTGCCCCAGAGTAGACCCTGCCGATGGGAGGACACCACCGGCAGGGCGAGAGGCCGCAGCACCACAAGGCGCGCAGCCGCACAGGAATCGTAGCGCATCACTTGTACACCCTTAGTGGGAGCGGCGATACAGGCCGGAGTGGGCAGGTCTGATCCCAGCAGGACGGCGTCGTGTCCTCATCGCCAGCGCAGACACGGCACATTAGATCTACGGCCGCAGCGTAGCGTTGCAACTTCGCGGAGTGTTCAATCTCGCTCTCATCGTTCACGCGAGCGTTGATCCAGTACAGGTCTGCATCGGTGACAAAGGTGCCGCCGTAGTAGCGCTCTCGCGCCCAGTGAATGCTCTTGCCGAACTGGGGCATGAGGTTGAATAGCGCGTTGAGTTTGACTTCTAGCTTCAGCGCCCACGCGGCACAAGCCTGTTGAAACTCTCTCTGCTCAATGGGTAGTCCGCGATTGTCACTGCTAACACGCCTCTGCCGAGCGGCGCGAGACGAGAGAACGCGGTTGGACTTAGATCGATTGCTAGGCTGCGAGATGTCCACGGCTTTGTTATGTCCTTCCTGCATCGTCCACAAGAGTCGCGTGCGACCACAATGACGCACCGAGTCTTATCGTCCTTCCGACAGACACGCAGTCTAAACGGTTTGTCGCCCCAGCGCCAGCGTGGCACCGCTGCATACATAATCAACTCTCCGCCACGGCCGCCTTGTGCCTTGGACTTGTACGGCGAGCAGGTGTTCTTGTAGCCGCCGACGCAGTACTTCTCGCCTTTCGGTGCCGTGCTGCCGTACCAGGTTGCCACGCCGCTGACCGGCACGCCGCTTGCGGTCTCTGGCGTGGTGCCTGACCCAGTCAGCATCGTTAGCCCTAGCAGGAGCGAGACTACTTGAGCCATACCGTCACATACCCTTCTAGGACAGGGAGGTTGCCCCTCTCCTCTAGCCATTGCCGCACGAGCGCACCCTTGCCCTCGGTCGGTGTGATGCAGTCATCCACCGCGATGATGCAGTCCGCTGGTAGTCGGTCATAGATCGCTTGCAGCTCACGGAGGTGATGCTCTGCCGCGTCTAGGCTGCCAGTCTTGTAGTCGAATGAGTCCAAGTACAGCAGCGAGATGGACGATGCGTTGCCGAAGTGGCGGAGAAAGTCCACAGAGTCGCCCACGGTGACGCGAGCGCTTGGAGCCAGCGCGCGAGCGGTGTTGACATTGTCTGGGTTGATGTCGACTGAGTAGGCGAAGCCGTCCAACTGACCTGCAAGCCACGACCAGACCACGGTGCTCTGGCCGTCGCCGTTCCAGTTGTTCTCCTGCCGAGCGCATCCGGTCTCAACGATGAGCGTAGGCTGGCTGAAGGATCGTGCAATCAAGATGTCGGCAATGAAGGTGAACGCCGACCAGCGGCGGCTCTCTGCGAGATGTGGCGCGAAGGTCTTGGCGAACCCTGCGCGGAGCAGGGTCACCTCTTCCCTAGTCACGGTTCAGCAGCTCCACGAAGTCCTCAAAGTCGAGCACGATCATCGTACGGCGCTTCGTACCGGCTCCAGGTGCGTCGCCTACGACGAGCGCAGAGATCTGGCTGCTGTTGCCCTTGACCGAGCGGAGCCAGCCGTCGTAGCGCTCCGAGTAGGAGCCGTTGCCCACCTTGCACTGGATGACGATCCAGTCCGACATCACATCGGTCTTGCCGCCGTACTGGCCGACTCGCACACCGCCGATCTTCTCGGCAACCTCACGCTCAAACGAGTTGCCCTTGTTGCGTGCGCGCTTGCCGCGCTTCGCCTTCTCTTTGTTCTGCTCGTCAATGTCTAGGTCGCTCATCTTGCTCACTTCTCTACCAGCCTTCCCAGCCGCGCGTGTCCGCCGTCCGACAGCGTGAACACGGACTGTTGCAGTTCTAGGTGACCTGCCTTGTACAAGTCTGCGATGGTTGCGCGATTGAAGATGTGTTCGTTGAGGAAGAACCAGCCCTCCGGCGCAACAGCGTCGGCGTAGCGAATGCTCAACTTGGCGAACTGCCGACCGATCTTTGGGTCATAGCACCACGCATCTGCGCCCTCTTGTACGCAGCGGATGCCCTCGTCCAGCTCAGGCGTGAGGATCTCGATGTGGCTCACTTGACGCACGCCTTATGCCGCCACTCAAAGCGGCGACCCTTCTCGTGGATCACGAGTACGCGCGTTGCAGGGAACACGATCCGCTTAGGGTCCGTGTAGTCAATCACCTTGCCGCACTCAGTGCAGTTGGTGATCGTCCATACCGGCGGCTTGGCCGCCCCTGCGCGCTTAGTCTTTACGCCTGCCATTGCAACGCCCTCCACATCCAGACCACTGTCGCTGCCGTGGTGAGCAGGTAGATCATTGACGGCGCGATGCCCACGCCGCGCTTGACGCTCATTGGCAGACTAGCGAATACCACCAGAAAGAGCGCGGTGTTGATCACGATGAGCGTGATGCCGAGATAGGCGAAGCCGCTCATAGGTCGCACAGCCCTGAGAGCAGCGCCATCCGATCCGTTGCCAGATCAATCGCTCCCTCAATGCTGTCCGCCTGGAATGTCAGTTCTGACCCAGCCGAGTCAATGAGCACCACCGTCCAGAGTGCTGGCTCACCGACTCGAACTAGGCCGTCGTAGTGATAGCCGAGCTGCGCTGCTCGTGTCTCTAGTTCCGTTAGCGCGATGTTGCTCACGATTCCTCCTCTGGGGATGCCGACCACTTGCCGTTATCCACCATATGCCTACGCAGGATTGCGTAGGACTCCTCCGCTGTCAAGAGGGTGGTATCAATCTCCAAGTCGTACTCGGTGGTCTTGTAGCCGTACTCGGTCACATCTGACGCACCTTGCAGCACGCCACGGCGCTGTGTCCGAGCCTCTGCTGAGGCGAACACACGCACGATGGTGATGCCTGGAATCCGCTCTTTGAGAAAGTGCGCCTCTAGCGGCAGCCGAACATCGTCAACGGCAATGAGTCGGTTGTAGCCCTGAAGCCGCTGGTAGGCGGCGTACCAGGCATTGATCCAGAAGTAGGCATCGAGTTCGCGCAGCTGCGCGCCGATGTCCTGCAAGATCTCGCGGCCAGAGGTCTTGACCTCCAAGCCCAAGCGTCGCTGCTGGTAGTGCTTGGTCTTGTCGAAGTCCTCGCCGTAGCCGAGTGCCGCGACCTCTCGAATGCTCTGCGCGATTGGTAGCACGATGTACGGCGTGGCACGGCGATGCTCCAGCATCTCCGCCAAGGTGCTCTTGCCGGAACCCTGCGGTCCGACGAATGCGATGTGTGCGTTCACTTGTTTACCCTCCTGACATATTCGATCCACTGATGAACGCGCTGTGGATAGCGCTCCAGGAATCCGACCGCTCGGTTGCACGGTCCGCAGAGCAGAGCCCTGACGCACTTGCCGCACGAGATCGGCGCTCCCTTTGTCCTCCGAGTACCCAGCCCTTCGTACTGGCAGCAGCGTGGGTCGTGATCGACCGTCACTGCTCTAGGCTCACCGAATCGCAGCGGCTCCTTGCACGCTCCGCACCGGTCAGACTGCTCCAGCCGTAAGGCCGTGTACTGCTCCATCGTCATCCGATGGTTGTAGAGCGTGTACTTAAGCACCCTCAATGCTCGCTCTTCTGGAGTCTCCTTGGCTCGTCGCTCTCTCTGCAAGAGTGTCCGAGCTGAAGGGTTCTCCACTCGTACCCTCATTAGCGCTTGACTCCAAGAATCTCGTTCAGCGGCGTGAGCCGTCCAGAGCCAGAGCGCTTAGGGGATATAGGGGTTCTATTCTCTTCTCTTTCTCCTTCTCTTTCTCTGTCCGTCAACCTACCCCTCTTTTGATCTCGGTACTTTTGTCCACGAGAGGTCGAGGTGGGGTCGACTTGATATCGAGAATAGTTCGACACGGCAATGACACCGTCTCCAGATTCGGTCAGGAGGCCACTTTTCAACAGCCCTTCCACACCCCTAAAGAGGCGAGGTCCGATGACGGTCTTGAGGTGCTGTCGGTTCTTGAACACTCCGCCGGAGCGCAGCAGCTTCACCTCACCGATGATCGTGATAAACGCGCGGAACTGCGTATCAGTCAGCGCCGAGATCTCTGCATCTCGATGTGCGTTTGCTACCCACTTGAACCAAACCATCTAGTCCTCCGTCTGCGTTAGTGGCTGGGAGAGGTGGAGGTCACCAGTCTCTCCCAGCCGTAGATGATGCGACGAGCAGCGTATTCAGCCACCGCTCGCCGCGTTGATTAGAAGGGCAAGTCCTCAATGCTGGTCTCAGTGCGCTCAGGCTCACCAGTTGGTGCCTGCTGCTGTGCATTGACCCAGGCAATGCTTGGCTTGCGCTTGCAGAACTGGCCGTCAGTCTTGCCGCCGCAGGCGTAGAAGGCGTTGTACGCCTTGCCAGCCTTGCTGACCCCTGCCGGCTTGAACTGCCACGCGGTGCGGTGGTCTGGGCACTCGCCCTCCGCAAACAGCATTGCGGCTGCTACGGCGACATCCGTGCTCAGAACCGAAGGCTGAGAAGCCTTCACAGAATCAACGGAGACCGCCCTAGGAGCCACGGAGAGGCTCGCTCCTGTTCCTGACGCATAAAGAGACCGCCCCACACCGATCTGGGCTGCACAGCGGCGCAGAGCGTCGCTGGCGGCTGACTTGTATGGCTCGTCATCCTGAGCGCTGTTTGGGTAGCCAAAGTCCTGTCGGACGGTGGTCACGCCATCGATCACGGCAATCAGGGTGCCGTGTACGACCTTGGCGGCAGCGTCTGCCACCTTGACCTCGAACTGCCAGCCAGCCAGACCGAGCACATCGTCAAGGCGCTGAGCTACGGCTCGCGCATCGGCGTAGGTGAAGGTCATTCCGCCACGCCCTGGGCGTGTCTTCAGGTCTGTGCCGGTAAAGGGTGCGGCCAGTGCCGCTGCGATTTGCTTACTCATTCTCTGGTCCTCCAATGGTCTCTACAGGTAGCAGTTTCTCCGCCACCAGATTTAGTGAACTTGCCTTGGCAATGTGTCCGCTCTCGAATACGGTTCCCTCCTTCACTTCTGTTGCCAGATACAGATACTGGCTCTTATCCATCACTCCGAGCAGCCACGCACGCTGGAATCGTGTAGCGCTGGGTGCGCCATTCCGATCCTCACCGAACGCGAGCTGCAAGTGAACGAATGCGTAATAGTCCACCGCTTGGTGGTCTCGGATGTAGTCAAAGACGCTCACCTCAACATCGTTGCCAGCCGGTCGGCTCCACGCCTTAGTCTTGACATCGACCTTGAGACCGCACACTTCGTAGTCGTGCGTCGTGCGATTGACTGGCAGATAGGGCATCTTGTGATCTCGGAGCGCCTGCTCAAAGACGGCCTGCCCCATCACGCCAGTCCAAGTTGTATTGCCAATCGCCTTCTCCTTACGGAATCGCAGAGAGTTGCTGGACTTGGCTTCGAGATACATCTCTTCTGCTCGCACGATCAGCGCAGGTGTAATCGGTACCTCAATCACGCATCACCGTCCTTGCCGTGAACGCGGAATACGCGCGCACCTGGCTTCTCTTGCGTGTAGCGCTTGACCGCTTCCTCATAGGTCTGTGGTGCAGTGGTGCGGAGCACATCAGCGATGCTCTCCCAGTCCACCTTGACGCTCGGCTTGTTCTGCTTCCAGGTGGCAAGCCAGCCGCGACCCTTCACGCCTTCGCCCTCACCGATGGCCTCCTTGATGGCGATTGCCATCTCCTTGAGTGCCGCATCGGCAGCCTCAGCCTCAGCCTTGGCTTCAATGTAAAGGCGCGCGATGTGATCGAGCTGCGGATCAGCCACCGCGTAGGTGCTGCTGCTCTGCGGCTTGACCTCTGCGAGCGTGTCGCTGTCGTTGCCGGTCAGCGGCGGTGGAGTCTTGGTCTTGACCAAGTCCAGGAACGCCACGGCCTTATCGAACAGCAGCGTCTGGTAGATCGGATCAGCCTCTACGCGCTCAATGCGGAATACCAAGCCAGAGAGCAGCACCGCGACATCACAGTACGACGCGCCAGTGATAAACATCTGCCACTGCACCTGATCGACATACATCTGCGGCACAGGTGCCAGCGACCACGCGCTGCTCGTTGAGGTCTTGATCTCTACCAGCCCCTCAGGATCGCCAACGATGGTGCGATCCAGCGATGCCATCGCCCAAGGGTGCTCCTTGAGGCGAACGATGCCGTTGCTCTTGCGGAGCTTCTTGCCAGTCTCGGCTGTGTAGTAGTCAGCCACTGCCTGCTCTAGGATCTGGCCGCGCTGCGCGGCTGCACCTGCTGGCTGCTCACCGACCTGACCAGTCAACTCTGCCCAGAGACGGTACGCCGTCTTGTATGGCGATGTGCCGTTGATCGCAGTGATGCCGGTGGCGGTGATGCCGCCCTTCCGCATCTCGAACCACTCTGGGCTGCGCTGTGGCGCAGATACAAACTCGTAACGCTTGCTCACTGTGTGACCTCCTGTCGTGTCTTGTTGAGCGCCTTCTCTGCGGCGCGCAGTTTGCTCTTGGCTTCTGCTAGGCGCTCCTTATCGCCGTTGCTGTAGATGTCTACGACCTTCTTCCAGTGGCTGACATTGCAGTCAGCGCAGAGGCGCTCAATGAGCGACGGCTTGGTCTCGGTGACCATCTGCCGCGCGCAGATCACGCACTTCCATTTCTTCATCCGAAGATCTCCCAGACGATGACCGCCAGAACCCAGACGATCATCATCACGACGGTGAACTCGAAGCGCTCCTGTCGGCGCGATTCGCGCTGGAGCTTCTCGTACTCGCTGCTGAAGTACGGCCGCACAACCATCTTTGGCGTGCTCTTGCGATTGACTTTCACAGTGACCCTCCTACTACTAGCACGATGTAGATGCACGCGATGAAGATCGCGTACCCAATACCGTCCAAGATTGCCGCCCTCACTTGCCGCTCGCTTCTAGTACGGCTTCAACGAACATCTCGTCAGCCATAAACTCAAACTCTGTGCCGTTGAATGCAGTCGCGGCGCAATCATCAAAGAGCGTCTCTGCTGCAATCGCATCAGAGTTGAATCGCGCAGCAGCGCCATCGCCAATACCTTGGCACTCAACATAGCCAACCTTCTTGCTGTTGAGATACAGGTCTGCCTCATAGGCAACGCCGCGCCGGTGGGATAGGGATCGGTACTTCTTGACTGACCAGCCAACTGACTTGGCGATAGCCGCAGCTTCTGCTGTGACCTTGGTTGCTGCTTCGAGTGTAAGCATCTTGACCTCCTTGTCAGTCCAGCCGAGTGGCTGTGTCCTGCCTGACATAGGCATCATAGGGTCAACGGTTCGCGCCTGTCAACCCTGTTGCGTGACTATTTTTTATGCAGGGTGAATAGCCCCTGGGTGAGGAGGGATCACCCAGGGGAAGCCGTCTAGGACGGCTGAGACAAGTCCTCTAGAGCCAGATCGACTAGGAGCCGTAGGCAGATGCCACAGAGGAGCACCTGCTCAGACTCGACCTCCCAGACCCTGCTCTGTAGCTCGCAGACCGAGCAAGTGCCATAGGGGCGCTTGACTCGGACTGGCATTGCTAGTTGCGCTTGAGGCCGTATGCGCCGTTGTCGCGGTCAAGCGCCTTGACCACGATGCCCAGCCCTGAGGCGAGACCGGCGGAGACGATGGTGCGGAAGTCGCCACCCTGGATGTCCAAGAGTGGGATGCCCAGACCGAGCGCCACCGAGATGCTGACCGTGAGGAAGGTGCGGACAAAGTCCAGCGCGATCTCATCGATCTGCGTGTTCGCGGCGACATACTTGATACCTGCCCAGATGCGGTTCATACCCTTTTCCTTTCTAGTCGCAGCGGCTGCTGCATTGATGACGGCGAGACCGTCTGCGGCGATAGCGCCCCAGTCAGCCTTGCCGATCTGATCCAACTGCGCCTGTACAGCGTCAGGTGTCTTAGTACCCTTCGCCACCTTTCGTGGCTCTGCGTGGCTCCTAGGTGCCTCTACGGCGATTTTAGGAGTAGGTGCTGGCGTAGGCGCAACAGGCACGACTGGCGTAGTGGCAACTGGCGCGGCTGCTGGCGCAGGCGCGGATGCCTTCTTGCCTGGGTGCGTCACGATGAGGAGCGCCTTGTAGTCAGCCTTGTACTTGCCAGCCTTGACCTTGCTGTTGGCAATCTGGCGGAGCTGCGCCTCCGTGACCGGCACGCCGTACTTCTCTGCGGCGACCTTCTCGTCGCGCGTCGGACAGGCCCACTGCCAGCCATCGACATCGTCATAGCCAGCGCTGGTGCAGTGTCCGTAGCCAGCCTGAATCTTCTCTGGCGCGTGCTTGCTCCACCACTTGAACCAACGGTCATGCCAAGCCGAAACCTTGAGACCCTCTGGATAGAACCGTGGAGCCTGCTGCACATGGACGATCAACGCAGCGCCAGCCTTGGCGGCTGCGACTGCATCCTCCCAAGACTTCGCATATCGAGCCTTGCCGCCTAGGTGCGCGATGACCTTGACCGCCTCTGGCAGGGAGCCGCCGTTATCCGACACGCCCTGCTTGTCTACGCGCTTGAGTGCAGCCTTCTGCGCTGCTACGCCGTCAGCGGCGCTGTAGTCCACCGTATAGCCAGAAGCCCACGAGACTGCGGCGGCACAGGATGACCAGGTGCAGTCATCTAGGATCTGCTTCGCGCCCTTCTGCTGCGCCTCTGCGTCCGAATAGAGCTGCGACTTGACCTTGTACTTCACGCGCCTGCCTCCTGCTTGATGAGCACCGCGAGCGCGCGACCGGCTGCGTCGTAGTCAAGCGCGGCGCTGACTGGATGACCAGCCGTCACGCCGACGGCGTACTCCTTGCCGTCATTCTCAATGCGCCAGAGCGTGCCACCGAATGCGGTGTGATTGTCGTTCGGTACGACAGCGACCCACTCCATCGGCGCAGTGTCAACGCGCGTCCAGCCCTGTAGGTGTACCTGCTCGATGTGGTCGGTGTGTGCCATTACTCCTCCATCCACCGTAGTGGTCCAGTGAGCAGCCAGATCAGCGTCAGTCCGCCGAAGAGTGCCGCCATAGTTGATTGCGTCTCGCCTTCTGGTAGTACCACGACAGCGAAGAGCAGACCGAGAATCGTCCACGCTCCGCCTACGAGATCAACGATGATGCGCTTGATCACTTGGTCACCTTTCTCGCTGTTGCGGCCGCAGCGACGGCTGCGCTCGCCACCTGGCTGATCACGATTGCGACCGCCACCGGCGCGGCTTTCTTCTTCTCTGCTGGCGAGAGATCCTTGCCGAGATTGGCGAACTTGCCAACGACGGCGCTGACTGCTTCGCCAACTGCGGCGACAGTTTGTTCTGCAATGTTATCTGGTGACGGTGATGGTTCAGGTGTCGGAGCCACACTCGGCTCTACTGATGGCTCCAGAGATGGAGAAGGTAGAGGAGAGGGATCAGGAGATACGGACTCTGTCGCACTAGGAACTGGCGAAGGCTTGGGCGTGGGCGACGGCTGGGGTGTGGGAGTCGGTGATGGGATCGGCGTTGGTGATGGCTCATACGAGACCTCCACGCTAGGAGACGGCGACGGCTCAACAGACGGCGACGGCTCAATGCTTGGCTCAACAGATGGTGACGGTTCTGGCGATGGCTCTGGTGACGGTTCCACACTTGGCTCAACGCTCGGTGTGGGCGATGGTGCGACATATGCCGGATCAGTCACGGTCAGCGCGCCAGCACCGCAGCACGAGTCGGTGGCGAACATTCCCCAGCCGTAGACATCGCCTGCCTGTAGCTCGATCTGGATGCTGCCTTGCAGGAACTGCGTGCCGTCAAAGGGTGCGAGCCAAGTCTGCACGCCGTTGAGCACAAAGAAGGGTCGGTCAAAGTGCGCGCCGTCGGTGGTCTGGTACAGCCACAGCGCTGAGTAGACGGTCGCTTCCTCTGCGATGGCCGTGTAGGTTGCGGTGTTGCCGCCACCACCATCGTTCGGACCAGTCAGCGTCCAGCCGCCTTCGACATCGGCAACCGAACCTCCGCCGGTGGTGCTGAATGTCCAGACACTCACGGCGAAGATCGGCGCGACCATAGAGCAGGTCAGCACCAAGCCTAAGAGTGGGAACGCGAGCCGCTTCACTTAGAGAGCAGTGATGCGAGCAGTGGGATCAGCACGCTGAACAGCAGCGCGGCAATGACCACTAGTCCTCCCTTGATTCGGTCCACATCGGAGCGCACCTCATCCAGCTTGGCTGAGTGAGAGTCCAGGCGCTCGATCAGTTGGTCAATCTGGCGTGGGGTCATCGTTCCTCCAGCGCCTTGAGACGCTCTTCGAGATCGTTGACTCGTGCATAGAGCGCCGCGATTAGCGCCGTTGAATCAATGGTCTCGACCTGACCTTCAGCGTTGTAGTCCACTGCGTGAGAGAGACCAGCGGCGAGCACCTCTTCGGCGATGAACCCTAGGCGCGTCACGCCAGCCTCATCCGCAATGGTGCTCTCGTAATGGCGCGGCTTGATCTTGCGCGCGGCCTCTAGCACGGCCTCATCGGCATCAACGATGTTGGTCTTGTATCGCGCGCTGGATGAGTTTCGGCGCAGCGTGTACGCCGTGCCGCTGCTCAATACCCAGATCGCAGCGTTCGCTGTTGCCGTCGTGGTGCTGATGCTGTCGTTGAGGATGGAGCCAGTGGTGACGATGCTGCCGTCGGTATCAAGACCGCCAGTCATATGCGTGCGCGTGCCATCGTCG